CGGCCCGCACCCGGCCGCCGGCGCCGCACCGGAAGACTCGAAAGGCGTGGCGCTGCGAGGCGCTTGACCCCTTAACCGCCGGCACCTAATTTCGCCCGCGTGCGCCAAGGGGGTATGTCATCCGCCCTTGGCGCTTCTCTGTGGGCCCGTAGCTCAGTTGGCAGAGCACCTGACTTTTAATCAGGTTGTCCTTGGTTCGAACCCAAGCGGGCCCACCACTTAACTCCCGGAGAAACCCGAAAAAATATCGAGGCAGCGGGCAGGGCGTATCGAGCCATAGGCTCCTGGGGTAACACACGGGGTAACACGTTACCCTGCCACGTTACCCTTGGCGGGTGCGCTAGACGCTTGAAGGGCGAATCCGTCTTGTGGCACCTGGATGGTATGAGCGCGTTTCCGGTGCGCCTACACGGACCCGAACACGGCCCGCTTGCCGGCTTCACCGCGCTGGTCGCGCCGGAGCCGGCATCGCCCGCGGCGTACGTTGGGCGGGTCGGCTTGATCGACCTCGGAGACGCCGATCACGCGCCCGTCGGCGTCTTGCAGCCGAGCGACCGGCCCGGCCTGTACGACGTGCAGACTCCAGCCGGCCATCCGATCCGTCACGCTATCGAGCCGGCGGCCGTGTACCCGATCCCGGAGTTTGTGCAGGGGGAGCCCGTCGGAGCCGCACGGGCAAATTAAAAGCCCCGCCGTCATCACGACAGCGGGGCTCAACTCCACCTTCTCGGCAAGACGACCGAGAGGCAAGGCGAGTATAAAAGCTATCGGGTCAATACTCAAGCTCCAGGCGATAGCTCAAGACTTCGCCCTCACCACCGGGGCTGTAGTCCGGCCAGACCTTCGTGATCCGCCAATCCTTGCCCTTGATGCGCAGATAGTCGTTGGTTTTCGGCTCGGCCGGGTCGCCAAGGTTGATCCCGTCGGCGGGAACCCGCGCCGTGGTGGTGTCCGACCACACCTTCATCTCTGCGCCGTCCAGGGAGTCCGACGTCGACTTGAAGTCTTCGATCAGGGCGCGGGTCGCCTGCGTGGTCTCTTCCTCTGCGGTGTCGAACGTCCCGCCGGCCGGCCGCACCAGGGTGACGGACACGCCGAAGTCCCGCAGCATATCGTCCAGCATCGCGCGTAGCTGGTCAGGTCGCAGCATCGTCGATCCCCGCAAACTTGAGGGCCGCCGCGATCTGGTCATCCGAGAGACCGGCTTGCCGGGCCGCGGCGAGACCTTGGACAAGGCCGCTCATGGCGCGCGCCCGACCGCCCGCGTCGTATGCCTGGAGCGGCTGGAGCACGTCCAGGGTCACGGATTCCCCGAGCTTCGCGGTCGCCTCGCTGGCGATCACCGCGGCGACCGGCGCGAGCGTCCACTGCGCAAGGTGCCGCTGGCCTTCGCGGATGGTGGGGCCGGCCGCGTTGTTGGCGATCATGGCGGGGAGCACGCCATAGACGTTCAGGATCGCCTCGCGCGCTTGGCGCAGCGCCTCGCTCGCCTCGCTCCGGCTCAAATCCGGGGTCAGGTCCGACGGCCGCCAATCCTGCTGCGGCGTGGGGCCGCCGGCCGCCGTCACGGTCGTGGACTCCCTCAGCAGGACGCGGCCCCGCTTCCCGCGGAACGAACGGGCCTGACTATCCCGGCTCGCGTCGGGGGTCTCCGGGTACGGGACCACCTGCGAGCCGAGCGGGGCGTCCTGGTAGACCTCGGACAGCGCGGCCTCCAGGGCGTGCAGCAGGCCGGCCGATAGGCTCGCACGGCGCAGCGGCGGGGTGCCGGTCCAGGGGGCCACGGGGTCGGACCCGACGCGAACGTGTAGCACTTCCGCGGCCAGCGCGGTCACGCTCCGGCCGCCGCCGGCCTCGGGGATGGTCAGGCGGTACGCTTGCGGCTCGCCGTCGCGGGTGGTCAGGGTCCAGTCGGATACCGGGACAAGCCCATTGTCCGCGATCAGGAACACGGCTTCGCCCCGTAGCGCCAGTGAACGGCCCGTGATCGCCAGCGCCTGCGGGGTCAGCACGTCGGTCCCGGTCACGTCCGCCTGCGACAGCCCGCCTTCCCACAGAGACACGCAGCTTTGCGTGGTCGCGGTCAATTCGGCAAGGCCGGTGCGGCCGGTGATATACGACTCGCGGGCGGCCATGACTTCGGCGGTAAAGCCCGTGCCGCTCGCCGCCCGAGTCTCGCGTCGGTCGCCGCGCAACCAGCGCAGCAGCTTCATTACCTCCACCTCCGCAGCAGATCGGCCGCACCGCTGTAGTGCAGCGCCTTGGCTTGCCACGCGGCCGGCCGCTCCACGTTGATGCTCACACCGCTCGCGCTCCGGCTGGCCGACGTTGGCACGCGGCCAACATGGCTATCGTCCGCAAGGTACTCTGCGAGCCGGCGGTACGCCTCCAGGACGTCAGCGGGCGGATCATCGGCGGTCCCGACCGTTGCCGTGATCCGATAAACGCCGTCCGGGACTTCGAGCCCGAGCGGGGCGGCGGCCAACGTGGTTTCAGTCCACACGCCGTCGTTCCAGACCTCGACGGTATCGACGGTCGCCGGCTGGAGCGGCGGCAAGAACTGACCCGGCCCCTGGATGATCCACGTCACCGACCGCTCGCCCCAACGCCACGCGCACCACGCCTCGATGCGCGCCCATAGGGCGTTAGCGTCCAGGGCAGCGGCGGGGTCGGACAGGTCCGAGGGCGGCGACGGGCGGGCGGTCGGCTCGCTTTCGGAGACGTCCAGCAGGTCCATGCCTACCTCCAGCGCCAGGGCGCGATGGGCGGGACGGTGCGGATGCGCGGGGTCGGCGGCTCGGGCCGCCAGTCGCGCGCCTCCACTTGCGCTTCGTCGTAGGCGGGACGGGTGACGATCGACAGCTCGAACAGCAGGGCGGCCTTCACCGTGCGGATCACAGCCCCGTTCTGGCCTTCGTCGGGGTTGTCCGGCTCGCGCTCGACGCTTTCGGCATCCTCCACGGTGCGTTCGGGCGGGAGCCGAAAGCCGGGCGAGACGCCGACGGCCAGCCCGGCCCCGATCAGGGCGAGCGCATCGCGGGCATGTTGGGTCTCGGCAACGCCCGGCGGGATCGTCGCCTCGAACGTCAGGGCGTCGTCGCCGTCGGTCAGCTTGAGCGTGTCGGACAGCTTGGACGCGAGCGGCCGGTTGTAGTCATGCCCGACCAGTAGGTGAATGTTCTCAGCCGGCTCCTCGACTCGATACCGGAAGGCGTGCGGGGCGATCCGCTCCTTGCGCGGCCGGCCCTTGCGTCCGCCGTCGGATAGCGTGGCGGTTTCGCCATAGGGAAACGACCCCCGCAAGGTGCGGGAGCCGTCCCCCTCTTGGCGAACCTCCAGGCGACCATCAGGAGCGCCGTGCAGAATCATTGCAGCCCCGTGAGAACTTCAAGCTGCGCCGTGCGCGATACCGTGACGTCCATCGTGACCAGCCCGGTCAGCAACACCCCGCCGGAAGCCGCGTTGCTGTAGGGGTCGCGGATCAGGTCGATGCTGCCCCACGTACCGACGATGATCGGGCTTTCCCCGCCGACCGTGGTGGTCAGCAACGCCTTGGACTCGGCCGGGCTTCCGGCGGGCGCGGCTAGGGCGTTCGAGGACAGCACCACGTTCCCGAGGTTGCGGGTCACGCGGTCCCACTCGGTCACGCCGGAGCCGCTGTCGAACACGGTCCCGTCCAGGCCGTCCCAAAGCTCCGGGCGGATCATGGCCCGCACGCCGGACGCCGCGGACGCCGCGTTGCGGGTCAGGAACCGGGTCACGGCCGCGCGGAAGGCGCTCCAGCTCGCTTCGGCGTCGACTGCGGTCTCGGTGATTCCGTAGGTTCCCGCGTTCGCGACCACGCCGGTCGGCTCGCCATTGGAGCCGGTGCCGAGGAACACGGCCCGGTCCATCTCCACGCTGATCGCGTTCCGCATATCCCGGCGCACGGCATCCTCAAGGCCAGCGGATTGCTTCTGCGCCTTCCGGCTAATGTGCATCTGCACACCGAGCGTCTGGTCCGGCGCGAGCGGGCGATCCGCCGTGGTGAACGCCGTCGGCGCGGCGACGTCGCCGGTTTCGGACGCAGCCCAGCCGGCGGTCACGCTGGACGTGGTGACGGGGTATTCCAGCTCGCCGGAGCCCACGTTGACCATGCGCGCGCCCATGACGCCGGCAACCGACTGCGGGAACAGGCGGTCGATGATCGGCCGGGTTTCGCGCGGATCGGGCACGCCGTTGGCGACGGTCTCGCCCGCACGGGTCTCCAGGGCCTCGAACGGCACCGGCACACCGCGATAGTCGCCGCGCTCGCGCAGCTCCGACACGACTTCCGCCGTCGGACCCGACAGGGCGACCCCGTTGTCCAGCGCGGCGACGGCGGAGCGCACCTCGAACTGGCTCACCAGATCGTTCCACTCGGAGCCGTCGCGGGTCTCCAGGGCGTCCTGCGCCTGCCGGCGCTCGGTATCCTCGGAGATCAGGGCGGCCCGATACTTGGTTTCGTTGGACCGATATTCCTGGTCCAGCGACTCCATTTCACGGGTCTCTTCGTCGGTCGGATCGGCCTTGGCGGCCAGCGCGGACAGCCGCTCGCGAATCTCCGACTGCCGACGCGCGATCTTCTGACTTTCCAGCATTTACGTCACCTTCACCAAATCTTTCCACTTTTCCCTTTCGGGATTTGGTTCACCCGCTCCCACCTCCAGCCGCGTCTTGCGGCTGTGGCACGTCCGGCACAGAACCTGGAGGTTCGCCGGCTCGAACGCGCGTTCCGGCGCATCCCGCACCGGGGTCACGTGATCGACTTCAAGGCGGTTCCGCCGGCCGCACCGGACGCAACGCCAGCCGTCCCGGCGCAGGACCTGGAGCCGCAGCGCGGGCCAGCGGGGGTCCTGACGGACGCGTTGCGAGTGCATGGCGTGTCGGCGGCGGTCGCGCTTCACGCCCATTCGACCCTCCCCGCCGACTGCGGCCGGGCCAGCACGCGTTGACCTTCCGCGACGGCCAGCGTGGCAGCCGCCGCAGCGTCGATCCGGCCGTTGGCCCGGCCCTTGGCGATCTTCCGGTTGCCCGCGTCGTCGGACACGGTGACGGCCTCGGAGAATGCGGAGCGCAGCAGCAACGACGGGGCCGCGGCGAGGCGCTTGTCGAACACGGCCTGCCGGAAGCGTTCCGTATCCTCGGAACCATCGCGAAACCCCATGCCGCGCCAGACAACCGGCACCCTGAGCCCCGCCGAAACCAGCGCCTCTTGGAACTCCGATTGCCGGAATCGGTCAGCGACCAACGCCGTGACAGGCGACCCATCAAGCTGCCGCATGATCGCCTGTAGGAACTCAGCCGCAGGGACGATCCGGTCGCCCATCGTGACCAGCTCGCCGCGTTCGTGCATCTCGACATACCGCCGACCGACCGCATCGCCCCGGCCGCGATCTTCTAGGCTTGGGGAGCACGGGAACGCGCCGAACGCCTCCAGCCGCCCGGTCTCGGGCCAGTGCAACACGGCGGCGGACATAGAGGCGCTACCCCCCAAGTCTACGCCGATCACCGCACCACCATCGCGCGGGGGCAGCTCGGAGGCCTCGCAGTCCAACCAATCATCGACCGAGACCAGGACGTCGCGGGTGTCGGCGCTCACCCGCTCATTCCGGTTGTAGAGCCGGAAGTGCGCGAGCGCATTGCCGCCGCGGGCGATGGCGCGTTGGGCTTGCGCCTTGAGCCACTTGGGCGAGCTACCGATCCCGGCTTTCGCGCCGGGGTTGGCCTGCATAAGCGAGTCGGGATCGTCCGCCGGCAGACCGGGCTCGGGGCGATGTTCCTGGACGTAGGTGTGCGGCGGGGGGTTATCTATCCACTGGCTGAACGGGTGCGCGTCGTCCGAGGCGGACGTGGAGATTATCAGCGCCCGGCCGTTGCGCTTGCCGAGCCCCGACAGGATCGCGGACTCCAGATCGTCGCCCTTGTCCTTCGGCCAGTGCCCGCGCTCGTCCATGATCGCGAGCGTTGGCGAGCCGCCGAGCGCGTTCTTGGCGTCGGCAGCGATGCCCCGGAGAATGTGCCCGCCGCCGTCGTCGTGGTACTCAAG